AGAAACTACGCCGATTAAAACTACATCGGCTTCACATCAAAGAAATGATGCACGTGTTAAGCGTGATCAAGAAGAACTAGAGGCACTGCTAAAGCAAGCACGTGGCGAGACAGATGAAACAGAAGAAGCTGTTGAGGCGAAACCCAGTAGCGAAGATCCTGTCGAACCCAAAGTTCAGACAGAGAGTAGTACCGAACAAGAAGAAGAACCCGAAGGTGAAGCACAAGAAGACGATGCTGAGTTAAGTGGTGAAGAGAAAAACTTCAAGAAACGGTATGGTGATCTACGCCGACACATGCAGGATAAAGAGAAAGACTTTACTGCTAAGCTTGACAAGCTAGAGAAACAACTGGATCTTGCAACAAAGAATGAGCTTGTGCTTCCTAAGTCAGAAGAAGAGATTGAAGCTTGGGCTAAGAAGTTCCCAGATGTTGCAGGTATTGTAGAAGCTATTGCAGCAAAAGAAGCTGATAAGAAGTCATCTACTCTAGATGCTAGGCTTGCTGAGATAGAAGAGTTACGCTCTAGTGCAAAGCGAGAAAAAGCTGAGGCTGAGTTAGTGCATATGCACCCTGACTTTGTATCTATTAGGGAAGACGATGCTTTCCACACATGGGCAGACAATCAACCTAAGTGGGTACAGGATGCTTTATACGAGAATGTAGACGATGCTAAATCTGTATCTCGCGTTATTGACTTGTACAAAGCTGACAATGGTATCTCTACAAAGAAAGCTAATTCATCTGATAAAGGCGCAGCGAGTTCTATAAAGAGTAAACGCTCAGCTGCACCAGAGTCAGACGACAGTTCATCTTACTTACGTGAGTCACAAATTGCTAAGATGAGCATTAAAGAATACGAAAAGCGTCAAGAAGAAATAATGGACGCTCAACGTAAAGGTAAATTTATTTACGATTTATCAAAGAAATAGTTGACATCTGTTAAAAGATGTGTACAACTAGAGGCATGTGCAGTGAGGGTTTTTGGATTTGTTCCCTGTACTGCACATGCTTATAACTAAGCTCTATCCAAGAAAAAGAACTACCTCGGACTAAAGGCCCAGCGCTCAAAGGATGGCGATCCCTAAAGCAAAGCTGACTACCCTAATAGTAAGAGCCTCTTTAGTTGGTATGAAGCGTATAATGTCACGCCATATCTATAAGGAGATTACACAATGGCTATTACTTCCGCAAGTGGTGGATTTAACGGAAACTTTTCCCCGATTATCTACTCAAAACAAGCACAGATCGCACTTCGTCGTGCAGCTGTAGCTAACGCAATCACTAATAACTCTTACTTTGGTGAGATTGCAAACCAAGGCGACGTTGTTCGCATTCAAAAAGAACCAGATGTAACTGTAAACGCTCTTGAGCGTCACACAGCTATCTCTGTTGAAAAGTTGAATGATGAAGACTTCTCTTTGACTATTGACAAAGCTAACTACTTTGCGTTCAAGATGGATGACATCGAGGACCAATTCTCAAATGTTGACTACGTTAGCCTAGCTGCTGACCGTGCAGCGTTTAAGATGGCTGACTCAATGGATGCAGACATTCTATCATACATGTCAGGTCACACAACTGCAGGTGCTTTTATTACCGCAACATCAGGTGATGCACAGCACGACACAGCTGGTAACCTAACAGGTGAATTTTTAACTGCTAACCATTTGGACGCAACGGACTTCGGTTCATTGGGTTCTGCTGACTCTGCTTCAACAGCATATGCTGCTGGTGATTCAATCCCATTGGCTCCACGTCTTCCAGGCGCAACAGCGTTGTCTACAGCGACTGTTTCACCTTTGACAGTGGTTGCTCGTATGGCACGTCAGATGGATACAGCAAATGTTGATTCAAGAGGTAGATGGCTGGTATTAGACCCGGTATTTATTGAGATGCTCAAAGACGAAGATTCACGCATGTTGAATGCTGACTTCGGTGGAGCAGGTCTACAAAACGGCTTGGTCTTAAACAACCTACACGGCTTCCGTATTTACCAATCCAACTCTTTACCTACTAAGGGTACAGGTGCTGGAACTTCTGGTGCACTAGCACAAGACGTAAACTTTGGTGTTATCGTAGCTGGTCAAGACGATGCTGTTGCTTCTGCTGAGCAGATCAACAAGGTTGAGAACTATCGTGACCCAGATTCATTCGCTGACATTGTTCGCGGTATGCATCTTTACGGGCGCAAGATTCTTCGTCCAGAAGCATTAGTCACAGCGCACTACAACGCTGCGTAAAAACTTTAACACTGGGGCTGGCTATATGCTGGCCCCTTTGTGCATTTAGAAATATAAAGGACATAACCAATGGCTATTACAACGGCGATGTGCAACAGCTTCAAGCAAGAGTTACTTGGTGGTGTTCACGATATGGATACAGATTCACTTAAAGTGGCTCTAATAAAAGCTTCACCATCAGGCAGTTATGGTGTTGGTACAGCTAACTATTCTGACGTAACAGGAAATACAGATGAGGCAGTAGGTACTAACTACTCTGCTGGGGGTCAGGTTTTAGATAGTGCTACTATTACACTATCAGGAAATACTGTATTTTTAGATTTTGCAGATGAAGTATTTACTAATTTAAGTATTGCTGCAGACGGTGCTATAATATATAATTCATCACAAGCTAACAAAGCTGTTGCTGTATTTGATTTTGGTGGTACTGTAACATCTACAAGTGGTGACTTTACTATAGTATTCCCAACAGCAGATGCTAGTAACGCTGTAATTCGTATTACTTAAATAACAAGATAGGTATTGCATAATGGCATTTATCATTAAAGATCGTGTAAAAGAAGGAACTACTTCTACAGGTACAGGAGCTTTTACTTTAGGTGGGGCTTCTTCTACTTTTGATCCTTTTAACTCTTACATGTCTAACGGTGACACAACTTACTACGCTGTTGTGCATACCTCTTCTGGTGTTGATGAGTGGGAAGTAGGAATAGGTACTTGGAATACAGGTAATACACTCTCTCGTACTACAGTATTAGCAGGGTCTAATGGTGCTTCTGCTCAGAGTTTCTCTGCAGGTACTAAAGATATATTTATGACGTATCCTGCATCTAAGGCAGTATATACAAATGCTAACGGAGAAATAGACATTGATGGGGGTACTATTGACGGTACAACTATTGGTGCTGTTACTGCAGCTTCAGGTAATTTTACCACAGGTGATTTTACAGGTGATGTTGATGTAGGTGGTAAAGTACACGTCAGTGAATATGTAGACTTTGATGCACAATCATCTCATCCTTCTCATCGTGAGGGTCGTATATGGTATGATAACGTACATAAGACAATCAACTATCACAGTGAAGACTCTAATGTTGTACACGAACTAGGTGTTGAAGAACATGCACGTGTTTACAACAATTCAGGATCTACTATTACTAAAGGTAAACCTGTTCATTTTTCAGGTAGTCGTAGTTCTGGTGTAACACATGTTCCTACAATAGCTTTAGCTAACGCTACGTCTGAGAGTAAATATAAATCTGAAGGTATGACTGCATCTGACATACCGAATAACTCATACGGCTACATAGTTATTGCAGGTCTTCTAGACGGTATTGATACCAGCCACCTTAGTGTTGGTCAGGTTTTTACAGGTATTACTGACGGTGCAACTCAGACTATGCCACCTGTATATCCAAACTATCCTATGTGTCTGGGCTTTGTTGTTAAGGTAGATAGTACTGAAGGTGTTATATTCCTAGCACAACAAAACCACTCTATCAAAACATTCCGTGTTCAGATGGATCAACATATCGGTGGTGATCTTACTATTGACGGAAACCTTAACGTTACAGGTACAACAAGTACTACCTCTTCAAGCGATGTTACTGCTGGTGCTCCTTTCTACAGAGCAAATGAAGGTGACGCTATTGGTGAGGCAGGTACTACTTTTACAGGTACAGGACTAGACGATGCTTTCTTCTCAGGTCACTATACAGGTACAGCCACTATTACTTACGATGTTAAGATTGATGGTGTGGGTTCAGGTACTGGAGGTGTAGATACTTTTGCGGTAAGTCGTGATGGTTTTGTTACTACATTCTCTAGCGCAAATGATATTACAGGTAACAAACAGCTTATACATTCTGGAGATAATATTTATGTTGAGTTCGGTGCAACAACAGGACACACATTAAATGATAACTGGGAGGGTGTAGCCTCTCCTGTTAATGTAGACTCTGGTTTCTGGACTAATCGTAACACTGGTACATCAGGTGTTGGTTATACACATATGGGAATATGGTATGACGCTTCTTCTTCTAAGTGGTATCTTACAGATGAATATGATCCTGTACCAGCAGGGGCTATTGACAGATCACATTCAAGTTACGTTAAGGCTACACTAGATGCAAATATTGAAGGTACTGTTACAGGTAATGTTACGGGTGACTTAATTGGTAATGCTACATCAGCTACAACATTAGAGACATCCCGTAGTATTGGTGGTGTTTCTTTTGATGGTTCTGCTGATATAAACCTTGCTGGTGTTAACACATCAGGCAACCAAGATACTTCAGGAAACGCGGCTACAGCTACAGCATTAGAAACATCTCGTACTATACAACTCTCTGGTGACGTAACAGGTAATGTTTCTTTTGATGGTTCTGCTGATGCTACTATTACAGCTGTTGTACAAGATGATAGCCACAATCATACTATATCTAATGTAGATGGATTACAGACTGCCTTAGACTCCAAAACCCCAACAGCACGTACTCTTACTGCAGGTAATGGTTTAACAGGTGGAGGTGACTTGACTGCTAACCGTACATTGACTGTAGGTGGTGGTACTGGTGTTACCGTTAATGCTAATGATATTGCTATTGGTCAGGATGTTGCTACTAGTGCTAACCCTACGTTTGCTAATATTACCTCAACAGGAAATGTATCAGTAACTGGAACAGCCAGTGCTACGAATGTCTCACTTCCCGATGATGGTGTATTAAGTCTTGGTACTAGCGATGAACTTACACTAAAGCATCACAACAGTGGCTACAGCCACTTAATAAACACTACAGGTACTTTGTTTGTAGATAGTGACAGCGTAACTTTCCGTGATGATGACGGCTCACCTTCAAACATGGTCATAAGCCAAACAGGCATAAACGTTACTGGTAATGTAGTTGTATCAGGCACAGTAGACGGACGTGACGTAGCCTCTGATGGCTCTAAACTAGATGGCATTGAGTCTAATGCTAAGAATGACCAGACTATTACTGCTGGTGCTGGTTTATCAGGTGGTGGTACTGGTAATGTAACTTTAAGTCATAGTGATACATCTTCTCAAGGTTCATCAAACAACTCTGGTAGAACATATATACAAGATATTACTCTTGATACGTATGGTCACGTCACGGGTTTATCTACAGCTACAGAAACAGTAGTAGATACTAACACAACATACAGTGTAGGAGATGGTGGTCTTAGTCAAAAGAACTTCACAACAACACTTAAATCAAAGCTAGATGGAATAGAGAGTGGTGCTACGGCTGATCAGTCTGCATCTCAGATACTTACAGCTGTTAAAACTGTAGACGGTTCTGGATCTGGCCTAGACGCTGACTTATTAGATGGGCAACAGGGTAGTTACTATTATAGTCCAGCAAACCTTCCAGCGGCTAGTCCTACTGAGTCTTTCAAGACACTTTCTTCAGATCCATCTAGTCCGAGTATTGGAGATGCGTATTATAATACCACAAGTGATAACATTAGACTCTATATGAATACTGGTTGGCAATCTATTATCAACCTACCACCAATTCCAAGTGCTAATACATATACTGCTAGTATTTTAAATACAGCTTCATCAGCATTTTCATTAGACCTCACACAATTTTTCACAGATGATAACACTGCAACTTCAGACTTAGTTTATGCTATGTCTGGAAATACACCTAACGGTATGTCTGTAAGCGGAACAAACCTTGTGCATGACGGTGGTTCTTGGTCTGGTACTTCTGGTCAAGTAACTTACAATTTTAATGTTACAGCTACTGATAGTGGAGGTGCTATTAGTGCTGGGAAGCCCTTTTCTATTACATTAGACCCCGAACCCACACCAGCACTTAATTATATACCTAACTGGAATAGTCCAGATATTACTCAAACAACATCAGGTACTATTAATGTACCACAAAATATTCCACCCTACAGAGTTTGTTGGGTACAATTAGTAGGTTCTGGTGGTGGTTCTAACTCAACAGATTATTCACCTAGCTGGGGCTTTGGAGGCTATGGCGGTAGTGCAATATTAATTGCCTGTAGAGCTGATGATCTGAACGGTTCCGCTCTTACAGTCCCTGCAGGTGGCGCACCAAATCCAGGTTGGCAAGGTGGACAAGCACATGCAACCACCATAAATATTAAAGGTACAATATATACTACTTCACACAGTAACCAAAACCAAGTGATAGTTCATCCAGCAGTATATGATGTAAGTAATTTAACCACTCCTCACTTCACTTTCAGTGCGCAGAGTAATTCAAATACTCCTTCTCCAAACATGGGAAGTGTAAATTCTATGACCTTTGGTAGTGGTACAGATAACGGTGGTAGTCACACAAACAGTGCAAGTGGTGGTAATAAAATCTGGGCTGGTGGTAATGGCTACGGCGATTATGGTGGCACTGGATATCAAACATCTTCCTACGCTGGGAATGGTGGTACAGCGCGTGGTGCAAACAACGCCCAAGAACTCGGCGGCGGCGGTGCGGCAATAAACTTATACGGTGCTAGAGGTGGCGTGAAAGTATTTTTTAGTTAAAGGAGATAATAATGTCAGATAAAATATTATGGCATAAAACGGAAAGGCGAAAGAATATTGTTGTAGATGCTGATGCAGACCTTTCTCAATGGCCTGACTATGAAGAAGAACAAGGAGAACACCACCTTGGACACACTCAAGAAGAACTCGAAGAAATGGATAGGAATTGTAGAAAGCTTAGAAACGCTGAACTAGCGCGGACAGATTATATGGTATTACCAGATCAAAATCCTACTCAAGAATTACTGGACTATCGACAGGCACTTAGAGATGCTCCAGCTTATGAAGGTTGGCCTCTTGAACTTCCACCCATAGCAAAGATGTCCGAATGAAAAAAATCGCAGTAATCGGCAAGGGAACGGCTGGCTGTATGTCAGCCGCTTTCTATAAAAATCAAACTGACTGTGAAATTGATTGGTACTTTGACCCTAGCATAAAACCACAGTCAGTAGGAGAAGGTTCTAATTTAGTATTACCTTCGCGGTTGAATGAGTTTTTTGCATTTGGAGCAAGAGATTATAATAAAATAGATGCTACTATAAAGACAGGTATATATAAACAAAATTGGGGTAAGGGTATGGAGCCTTTCCTCCATGATTTTCCTAGCCCAAACACAGCGCTACATTTTAGTGCACCTAAATTACAAGAATATATAGAATTAAAACTAGAGAAGCATGTAAATATAAAAGCAGAAAATGTAGTAGCTAAAGACGTAGATGCTGATTATATTATAGATTGTACGGGTAAGCCTATTAATTATGATTCTCATAAACAATCAGATTATATACCAGTTAACTCTGTCTACGTCACCCAATGTTACTGGGACTATCCTAGGTTTAATCATACACTAACTATTGCAAGACCTTATGGTTGGGTGTTTGGTATTCCTTTAGCAAATCGCTGTTCTATTGGCTATATGTACAATAAGGATATAAACACCTTAGAAGAAGTAATGGCTGATGTTCAAAATATATTTGATGAATATAATTTAGAACCTAGTGATACTACTAATGCTTTCTCTTTCAAAAACTATAGAAGACATAGAAACATTGAAGGTAATTTAGCTTACAATGGTAATGCTTCTTTCTTTTTAGAGCCTTTAGAAGCCACATCTTTTAGTACAGTAGATTCAATAAACACAATAATTAACAGACATTGGTTTTATGACGCTGATATAGAGTTAAGTAACCAAAGGTATGATTCTTGGCTTGATGCAAACGAATCTATAATAATGCTTCACTATTACGCTGGTTCAGATTTTAAAACACCCTTCTGGGATTATGCAGAAGAGCGTGGTAAAAAGTGTATAGAAAATTCTAGTGATTCTTTTAAATATATGTTTGATAATTCAATAGCACCAACAGGCTTAGGGTCATACGATAGATACTTTCCAGAACAGTTTTTTCCATCTGAAGAATTTAAGGCAGTTTATGCTTCTTGGTGGGAAGGTTCTTTTTCACAAAATAAGATAGGGCTTGGATTATGTCAGTAACTAGTAGCGGTGCAATATCTATACAGAATATAATGACAGAGCTTGGTATCTCTGGTTCAACGTCTTTGAATGATGCTGATGTTAGAGGTCTTATTGGTAAAGCTGCAGGTGCTCAGATGTCTATGTCTGAGTGGTATGGTGCACAAGATGCTTTCTCTTTTAATGTTTCTACAGGTATAGATGGGGCTTCTACTTTAAGTACTCTAGCAACAGCTGCAGGTTGGGATGGAACAGTACCTATTATAATGACTGTAGATTCTGGCGTACATATTCGCTCAATGTCATCGTCTACACCTTCGTTAACAATAGACGTGGCTAACTCCGTAGTTATAAACAATGGTGCTATCTTTGGACGTGGTGGTAATACTAATTCGGGTGCAGGTGGTCACGCTATCAGCATAACTGCATCTGGCACTACAGTAACTAACAATTCTGGTGCATTCATCGCAGGTGGCGGTGGTGGCGGTGGCGGTGCTGGAGGCGGTGGGGGTGCAGGTCAAAGTGCATATAACACAGCATCAGGCAACGGTAGTACAGTAGGGGGTTTTACAGTAGGCGGAGGATCAA